TAACTTGTTAAGGACCAAGACCCGGTAGGCTCGATAAGTACTTTCATGGTCTAATATCCATTTTTGCATTGCAGTCTCTTCCGTGTCCACTCCAAAATCCTCTGGTCTTGAACCCGTGACTCGTGTAAAGAAGGCCGCCTGATCTGACGTACTACCCCCGTTTGCCGCAATGAGGTTATAATAAGCCTTTTGTGCAAGCATCTTTCCAGCTACCTCGTTAGAGCCTACAATTTCAAGAGCCTTACTCATCTCTGACACGTAGTTTTGGTTAGCTTGTCTCTTTCTACCTGCCTCAGTAGGGCCACCCGATGTCGATCCCTTAAAGAAACTTCTGAAGGCTTCAGTTACATCCGGCTGATCTATGACAGGGATTGCTTCGATCTGGGTTTCCAGTGTCGGGGCTAGTTCACTCATTATTAATCACCTTTTCTGAAAGTCTCTCGGCGTTTCCGGTATACCCCATACGCAAGAGTTTCTGCCAAGAGTCAAAAACATCTTGATCAGACCTTGACCAAAGGGAATTCCTTATTTTATCTTTCTGCACTTCTGTAAGTTTAGACCATGTAAGTAGGCTTTCTATACTCGCCAGAGCTTTTTCAGCAGCCTCTTTGTTTTCGTTATTAATTGCATCCCAGAAACTACTCACAAGAACACCCGTCGCTTTGTATACAATTTTATACTCTTTTGATGATGCATAAATAACGTCATTTGCGTCGTAAAACTCTTGGACTTTTTTTACTGGGACACCAAGCGCAACGGCAATAGTCTCGGCAGTATTTAAGTCAAGTCCTTGGATACGTTTTCCCGACTTGGTTTGGTAGATGTCGTCCCACACAATCCCTTTTACTTTAGCCCCTATATCTATAACTTTAATTTCTCTGAAGGCTTCAGCAAGTTTAACCTTAGAGTAGTAGGGGTCACCCCTCGTAATAGCTGCCATAGCCGCAACAAGGCCTCCGGCAAACTCATATGATTTACCTCCACCAGCGCCCAAGACAACCTCTCCAAAACTGTCCTCTCGGTAAGACTTCAGAGTCTGTGAAATACCATCGGCTACAGAGACCCGTACTGCGAAAGCAGTGTCTACACCTGCGTACTGGAACAAGGCGTCTAGGGGACCGTACTTAATCAAGTCCTGTGTCTTACTTCCTTGCCCAATCTGGAGGGTTTCAGGCAGGAAGTAATTAACTGTATCAGTCAAGTGTTGTTCGTTTACTACAGATAAGCCTGTTGTACCCCAGAAAGGTCCAAGCATTATTGCAAGACGCACTCTCTCGCTCTTTGTCAGGCTTCTGCCTACGAATATGTTTTCCATAGAACGAAACATAAAGGAATAAAACTGGAGTGGAACCTTAGATAGGCCATACTGTGCAGTCCCTTTATTAGCTTGTGTCATTCTAAGCGTGTAGGCTTGCTCCTTGTCTGTTATCCAGAACCTAGCCTCAGAATTATTTAACTTGGCAGTCCTACTGCCTTTTATCTGGACCCTATGGTACTTAAGGGCAGCCACGCCGAACCCTGTATTACGGGAAATCTCCTCGCCTTTAACAAAAGGCTTCATCCCTGCTCTATATACCTTGTCCCAAACCTTACCTGTACTGTGCATAGCCACCCGACCAGCACTGCCCTTAACTCTTAATGCTCCCCTAGACTCTAAGAAACCCTCGGCAAGATTAGAGGGGTCAACCTCATACCGTCCAAGGTCAATATAGAGTTGTCTGAGGTCTTTCATCTGCTCAGTAGTCATACCAAACTCTTTGCCCATCCCCTCTAGGAAGAGGTCTAACTGAGGCCCTCTTGGTATGCCCCTAGATTTAAAGAGGTACCTTCCTAGTAAGGCACCTTCTATACCGTCCTTCATGCCAGCCATAGCTACGATATTAATGCTCTGCACACTTTGTAGGAATACCTGGAAAGGGTCGCTAAAGAAGGTACTGGAAAAACCAAATCTGGTCAGAGCATTACTCGGATTATCAGGGGTGTACTTACCTCCTGTAACAACCTCAGACATAGTATCTGCTAGATCGCCAAGGAGTTTTTCTCCCTCAGGCACCATACCAGACCTAAGCTCAAAAACTCTCTTTCTGCTTTCGAGTAACTTAAGGAGATCAGTGTCGCCTGCTAATTTCTCTGTTCCTATTATGTCATAGTAGTCTCTGTCTGTCCAACCCACATAGTCAGGGTTCCCACCCTCTTTATTTACTATGTTTTTTGCAGCCCTGCCTAAGGATACCTTGGCCGCTGTATCGTAATTTTCTGAGGCCACCTGCCTACTTACGGTATTAGTCTGAGCAATAACGCTACCTAAGGGGTTTTCATTATAGGTTGGACTCCCCCCATAGTGTAAGAGAGGTACGTCACTCCTCCTTGAGAATGTCACAAATTCATCGGCAGTGGCTGCGGGAATGAAAGTATCTCCAACAACGCCTTCGTATACTCTCTCGTCCCTAGCTTTATATAGAACTTTACTAACAGCCCTTAAATCCCAACCTTCATCACTAGCAACCTTAAGGAATTTACTGACTGTATCCATGTCTAGGTTTTTAGCCCAAGAGTTGTTTGCAGCTACGTCAGCGTCGGTTAAGGTACCGTCAGCGTGTTTCTTAAATAGTGTCTCAAGTTGTTTAACTGTTTTAGTAGCCTGGCTTCTTGTTGTTGTTGACAAAGCAACCTTAACAATCTTACCATCAGCCCCTTGGAAAGTCACAAAGTACTGGGCCTCAGGATTGATACGGGGACCACCAGCATTATACCCTAGAACATCTTGGGGGTCTAAAGCATGAATTGTGTCTGTGTCTACGATGTACCTAGTCTCAACTAATCCGTCAGTCAGGTCTGTTTCAACCTTAAAGATATTCTTCTTAGGGCCTGAGTACTTAGAGAACTCTACAAACCTCCCTGTTGTAGCTTCTACCACCCAATCGACATCATCAGGAAGCTTGGAAACCTTCTGCCCCGCCATTGGTCTAGCCTCGTCTCCGAGAACTACACTGACCCTTCTGACTTTATTCCTGTGAAGTTTTCTAATAATAGACTGGGCTTTGAGGATATAGTTGTAGTTACTTAAGTCTACTACACTCAAGTAGCCTTTAACTACTTTTTGACTAGGTTCCTTGCCATTATGTCTAGCTTTCCAAGCGTCTACAAACGCATCCTTAGACATCCAATTTCTTTGTTGCGCTAAGTCCCTAGACTGTAGATCAAGAACTATGTCCCCTACTTCTTCAAACTCCCTCGAAGAAAGCTTTCCAATGTCTGTTGTGAGAACCTTAGCAAATTTCTTTATCGTAATCTTACCTGTTTCAACCCTCTCAGCCAAGTTATTTAAGGCTTGGTTATCTCTTAGGTAAGCACCTTTTATTGGGTTAAGATGGCTGAGACGAGACAGGGCCTGTCTAATGGCTCCTCCTATTGCCTCTACTTTATGTTCTACCTTAACAAATTTATCTAAATCTATCGGCACTTCGTACTGTACTAGGTACTTACCTTCAACACCATCAACAGGGATCACTTTCGCTTCAGGTATGTCCTTAGCAATTTTCTCGGCTGTCTTCTTAGATATAGGAAGACCTGTTCTAGCATGTCCAAAAAAACCGACTACGGTATTCTTTTCGTAGTTAATCTTAAAGTTGTTTAGGCTTCTGCCAACAGCTTTAGTTACTTCCCCTTGGATTTTAGTCACCCACCCAGTTATTGCGGCCTCGTCATAGGTATCACCTAACGCCCTCTTAGCGTAGGCGTTGGCGTCTTTAGTGGCTTGAACAACTCTTGCACTTATTGTAGAAAAATTTAACGTGGGCCTCACCTTAGCATTAGGTGCTGCATCATTAAATGCTGATGGACCTAGATCAGATAGGTTACTTGTGTCATCAGTAGCATTAGCTATTCGTATAGCAGCTTGCTCTGCGACTGTTTGGGAGTCGCTTGCAGCACCTATTCGAGTTGCTGGAGTAGACGAATGTTGCATGTCATTGAGTAACTTGACTCTACCCTTTACTGAAACAACCTTCTTCAACATACCTTTGCCTAATGTACCGACAGGAACGGCAGCAGTGGCTAAGTCAAATACGGCGAGCAGTCGATCAAGTTGAGCCGCCGAATAGTCACCTAAGCTAGTAGCCCTAATCGACAGGTCTCCAAGTGCTTGAGGGTTACTGCTTAAAAATACCCCCTGTTCTTTGTAATCTGCGACAATAGGCTCAAGGAAGACCTTGAAATCTTCGAGAGACATATCTCCCGTAATGGCGTCAAGGAAAACCAAGCCTTCCTTTTCACCCCTCGACATAAATACGTCTTCAAGTATATTCCAAGGCATCCTTAGAAACTCTCGGTCTAAGAAATTGAGGAACCAACCTGCCTTATTAGAACCCGACTCTACCTCTTCTTCAATTTTTTCCTGAAGATACCTTAACTTTATCGACGAATTTACTTCAAGGGCAGTGAGGTCAGGGTTTTTCATACTCGCCTTAACGAAAGCAAAGTATTCTTTCGGGTTCAGCAATTCGGTTTTCTCTTGAATGTCTGAGATATTTTCAGCGTCCTTCGCCTTGTTCTTAGGGTTTGTCAAGGTTTCCTCGACTTTTGCTATGACTTCATCATATGCCTCGGAAGATAAGGCAGCAAGGTCTTCAGGAGTTACCTCGTCAGATACCTTACCAAAAACAACAAGAGAGTCCATATCTCTGTTCTTTACCTGTGTAGTACTGGGAGTAGACACAGGAGCTTCTTTTGTATCTTCTCCAAGAATTACTGGAGGCCTATCTTCACCAAGAATTTGAACCATTACACGTCCTTAACCGATCTTTAAAGCAGTTTTGTCATTCAAAAGCCCCGTTGTGGGCTTCGCAGTTTTTCACGTTCCATTCATCCGCCTTTGGCTTAAAGCCAGCCTTTGTTTTTGAGTTCACCGTATGTGTCTTTAAAATCTGGCATAAGATTACTTAGTCCACTCAACGCCAAAGCCCTGCCCCTAGCTTCAGATATATTTCCAGATAAGCCACTCTGTTGAGTGGCGTAGCCAGCGGTAGCTCCAAACTGAGACCCAAGCTGCCCTACCATAGGTGTAGCCCCTGTGTTCTGTCCAACAACCATAGCCCTAGCCCTTCTCATTTGGGCTTCTCTTAAAGCAGTGTTTGCAGTCCTTCTCTGGGCAAGTTGAGCCGACTTTTTTTGCTCCCTCGCTGCCTCTTGTTGCGCCCCTAAAGAGGCTACGCCTAATCCTAGTTGTAGTATTGAAAAAACTTCTGGCAAGGTGTTTACTCCTATCTGTAGATAAAGACCAAAGAGTCTGCTGTCTTTATATGGGGCTTAAACCCCAGTTTTGTTAATAGTCTTATGTTTTTAGGCTGTTGGTGTCGTTAGGAAGGTGGGCGAAGATAGCTTTGTAACCCTGAATCTTGAAGAACACCCACCAATCTTTTAAAAGGCTCCTCATTTGCCTGAAGACAGACACATTAAACTTTTCTATGTCTGAGAAATGGATAAACACCAACTCTTCTGTGTACTCTAAGTCTACCCCAAAGGTATCCCCTCTGATACCCTTTAGTCTAGTACTTTCTGTTGACACCTTGTAGAACTCCAAACCCTAGTAAAACAAAGTCCTTACCTGTAGTAGACTCAAACCTAAGTCTCATATTACGGCCTGAACCTCTGCATTTCAACCTTGATGTCACAATGTTATCAGGATAATCCCATTCTGTCAAGTCACTTGGATCAACTACAGGAGTATACTTTAGTCTGTACGCCTCCTGAGCAGCAGAGGATACCGTCTTTCTGAAGTCCCAGTAGGTTGAAATCTTTAGGGAGGATTCTCTGACAGGTGTGTATCCGTCATTCTCATTTCCTGTCCAGCCTGTTTCAGTGGGTCTTAGGTAGACCTGTACGTAGGGTGCGGTCTTCTTTCGTATAAGGTCTCCCATAAAGTCGTAACCAGCTTCTGCGAAAGATACATAGTCTCCCCCACTGTCCCAATCCTTAAAGGTGGTGGAACTAAAGGATGCTATAGTGACCTTATTAGTTCCCCCTGTTCTATCCAACACTAGTAAAGCTAGGGCAGCGTCTGCTGTAGCTACTTGTGTTTCTCTCTGTACAATAATTGTGTCACTACTACTGTCAGTAATAAGAGTGGTCCCGTCATTCGCCGTGACGTCTACGTCAATGAACTCTGAGCCGAAGCTGTCTAAGTAGGCGGCTGATATAATATACTGTTTATCGTCTGCACTACCTGAAATATCCCAAGGGTAGAAGGCTTGCACAGGAAGGTCCATTATAAGCACCTTATTCTTTTTATTCTTGTCGGCGGATGACTGGCTATTTTCTGGGTAAAACCAGTATACTCTCTTATTAACTTTATCGAAGATTGCCTCACACTGTAGTTTGGCTTGGCCGTCAATGCCGTCAAAAAAGGTTTGTACTGTGCTGATGCTGAGGTTCTGTTCACCTAGTCTCCCCGATACTTTGTCTGAGACTAGGGTGTGTATACCGTTTTTAGACCACCAAATAGGAATACCGTCAGCTTCTACATACGTCTTAACTCCGTTTATTCCGACAGATGTAACTTTGTTTACAGAATATGCAGCAGGAGAGAAGATTCCCTCAACCCCTGAAATCTGCCACACCCCATTCTCGGCAAAGACTAGTAATGAAGTGCCTACAACAGCGAGCTTTTGGATGTTAGCCGCCTCTTTGATCGTTATGACACCCCCATCAGTATCTAGCAAATCACTAAGGCTCTCTGATGAAGGGTCGTTCTGTTGGTAGCACCTACCAACTTCATCAATATCGTCAACTAACCTAGAGAAAAGTATCTTACCTGCGTTCTCTGGGCTTTGAAGTCCGGCATAAAAAACACGGCCTGAGAAAGAGGCCACAGACTTAAACCTTGAAGACTCTACTGTGTCAAGACTATCCCCAAGGGTATCTGTCTGCTCCTCAACATCTGCGTTGAATGAGACTGACCGTTCCTTATTAAAAAAGTCGAGGATAAAATGGCCGTTACCTAGTATAGATGAACCAGAGAATATTTTTTCCCACTCAGACTTGTCAAAGTCCCCGTCAGAATTTTTACCAGAGTACCAAGGGTGTGTCAGTGGAGGCCAGGCAGTACTGCTATAAGAAGCGTTTGCTGCGACACCTTTAGTTCCGGTCCACCCTCCGTTAGCACTGTCATACTTCCGAGCATCGGTAACACTTGTATTAGGCTCTTCTTCGCTATACTCGTCAATGTCCCCCTGCCACTTAAAGTCCCTCACTTTAGGAGTAATCTTATTGACTACGATACTTGAGTCACTTATGTACTCAAGATAGAAAGGTTCAATAGCGGGGGAGACAACAATAAGAGACCCGTCAATGCTAGTTGTTTCAATCTTATTATCTACAACTTCAACGCTGTTACTAGGGTCTAGGTCACTATTTCCTAAGTCTACATAACTACTTCCAGTACTTCCATCAGCCTGTGTAATACTCAGTCCAGTCAACTCAGAAGCGGAGTAAGGCTCCTCTACTGTATTGTAGAAATAAATCCTGTCCCCTTCTTGTAACACCAGCCAGTTTTTACCAGCGATACCGCCTACGTTATACCAGATACTAGACGTAAAAACCTCTGTTCTTGTTGTGGTGAAACTGGAGTCAACATTACTGTTCTCTAATTCGACAGCTAAACGTCTTCGCCTAGAACCATCCCTTTCAAGGACACAGTTCCTTTCGTCAATAGAGGCATCCTCTGGGAACGTAAGCTCTCCTGCCTCAGTTACCAGACCTTTTACGAATGTGTTGACCGTTTTTTGGTTTATCGTTTGAGGCATTCTTTCGCTTCCGTTCCGTAAAATCCTTGGCAAACTCGTTTCTTCTAGCTGCCTTAGTTTGCTTCATATTCTTCAAGTAAACTTCAACAGCCCTCTTTGCTTTCTTTAAGCTAGAGTAACTTCCTTGAAGGTCTTTAGGAATAAGTCCTTTCTCAAAAGACACTCCAAAGAAACCATAACCACCGGGCTTTATCTGGATATGGACTTTAGTAACGAGTTTGTCAGATGTGATCACACAAGTCTGTTTCTCCGTGTTCTCTTCTATGTTCATGTTCTACCGTACATCGGCCTCTTGTTTACCTGCTCAGTCTTGTATAAGTCATTTCTAATATGAGACTTCAGCCTACGAGCAGCTTGCTCCACCTTAGGATCAGTACCCGACTTAAACAAGGAGAAACACGTTGACTTAGCTTCAGCTAAGAAGTAAGGAAATAGTGTTTCATCCAGATCGGGTACAAAACTATCTGTTGTCGAGAATGTGGGGAAGAATGAACCGAAAGCCCTTGTCTTAGACTGCTGAAGAGTAGACTCGATTGAAGCATCGTAGGCGTTCATAATGATATTTTCATCGTCGAAGGACGTGTAGTAGGTAGGCATAGTATCATTACTGACAAAGATGTCTAGGTTACCGCTAAGAGTTTCAACCTTTAGTCCGTTTTGGTTCATACTCTCAAGAAAGTAGTCATGGTCTACATACTTAACTTCAGTATAATTCTCGCCTGAGGCCGCTGTATTGTACGAAACTTTACTTACTTGTTTGACGTTTGTAGGATACTTAAAATGGGTAGGCCTTGTGCTGTCAGCTAGTGCCGTCAAGTCCATAAGCTTCTTATGCTCTGGGATGTCTCGGCCTGCTATTATGTTATAGTAAGTATCTTCTATAACAGAAGCAATCTGCTGCGCCTCTACCGTATCACTGATGGTATTCACGTCCTCTGAGTCCATATCACTCAGGATTGACTGAACCATCTGGAGAAGTGTACTCTTCATTAAGTTCCCTCCACACAAACAACAATGGTAGTATCTACATGGGCTGTAGCACCACCGTTGCAGCTTATCTTTACATAATCTGAGCCAGTTACATCCTGATTACTGGCGGGTACTAATGTGTCAGTATCTCCTGCCGCAGAACCAGACTGGGTAATCGTAAGAGTTCCCATAGAGTTGTTGCTGGAGTCGTATACTGTAAAGATAACATCGGAACCAGCTATAGCTCCACTAAGAGTAGTTTGTACCTTAGCAACATTACCTGCGTATGGGATGGGAATGTATATGTCACCTGACGATGCTATATCGTCAATGTTCAAGACCAGTGTATAGGGACGAAATTTCCAAGAGCCACTACCAGACCCGTCAGCAACATAGACCCGACCAGCCCCTGAGGTATTTGCTCCTTTAGGTTCATGGCACTCTGAACCAGTAAGTGAAGAATGAAGTGTCATTGTGAACCTCTATGTATAGGAAGGTGGCCCCAGTTAAGGGACCACCAAGTTAGATTAAACGGAAGGGTCAGTTACGACAGTAACGATACCTTCAGGGCGGTACTTCTTGACTCCGTAACGAGCAGTAGTTACATACTCATGCCGTTGGTAGTCTTTGTTGTACTCGTAGTCAACTTCAGGCATTTGTCTCCAAGCACCAACAAAAGGATTGGATGCAGGGTCAGCCGAGAAGAACAAGTTAGCTACACCATTGTCAGACGAGAAGTCATTAGTGGTGGTACCATCACGTTCTTTCAGAGCCGAGTCAGAGATAGTAGACTTGAGGAAGTTGGACGTGTATACGTCGAAGCCATAAACATTAGCAATGAAACGCATACCAGTAGTTGCACCGTCTCGGACGATACCTTCCCACTGAGGGTTGTTGCTTACATTTACGAGGTTAGTCAGAGTTGACATCTGGAACTCAACCGAAGGATCAACGATAGCAACCAAGTTACGATCACCGACCTTAGACTTCTTCAGCGCATAACGGGCAAAGGCAAAGTCTGCGACTTCGATTTTACCGGCGTTACCACCAGAGATACGATGCGAAGCACCGTCAAGAGTTTCAGCGGAGTTAGCTGAGACACCCACTTCAGACATAGCCAGAGACATTGACTCGAAGTGTTCCATGATAGCTCTTGACTGTTCTGGAACAAATCTCGACTCTAGTTCAGCAGAGTAGAATGAGTCCTGTGCAGCTTTCTTAGTAACATAAGTAGCTGACTGGAGGTACTCACCAATAGTGAACGAGAACTCGGCAGTATCCAGTGGTGTGTATGACACGGCAGCATCTTCAGTGTAGTTTGCCACGTCAATTTCACCGATAGTCGGAATAGTGAAAGTAGACCCGTCAGGGAAACCTTCCAACATTCTGACGTACTTCTGTGCCATCATTTCATCCCGAAGGATGTCTTTAAGTTCTGAGGACCATACCTCAGAACGAATTAACCGACCCATATCGGTATTTGAGGAAATCATACCAGCCATTAGACTAGTCCTTTCTAAGTGTTACCAAACTTATCCCCCAACCTCATTTTGTCTTCCATGAGTTGTCTTTGGACAGAGGGGGTAAAGTATTTGGATGAGTTTTCCCGACGCATTGCCTGGTAATAACTCCAGTCACGTTCCGTCGAGGCTTGAAGGTTGACACTTTCTGTCCGAACAGACCCGCTTACCATAGGCTGTAAGGTCTTATGTTCTTTGCCAAGCAGAGTAAAGAAAGCACTAGGAGACTCAGAAGCAATTTCCTGCATTTTTTCTGGGGACATACCTAGTTCTTTAGCCTTCTCACTAACCTTATTAGGAGCAGCATCGCCGTATTCCTTTTTAAGGCTCTCTTCTACGAGAGCAATATTCTGTCTCACAACAGTATCTTTCTCTCTCTGGCTAAGTGTCTTTTCGACAAGGCTCTTCAGGTGATCCTCACTAACACTTGACGGGGTGTCGCCTAAATTAGTGCCTCCTGTATGGTCAGACTCTTCAGAAAAAACGGAGGAGGTATCCGTAGCCTTGTTCTGAAGTGTTTCGAGAATTTCTTTGGCATAGTCCTGTTTATTCAAGTCTACTCTCATTTCAGCAAGCTGACCTTCAAGATTTTGAATATAAGTATCTGCCTCAATTTTACCTTTAGCAAGTACTTCAGGGTCTCTCCAATTCTCGCCTTTCGTCTGTGCGAGTTGATCAACAAAAGAATCTTGGGTTTGTTCTGGTGTGATCGGCTCTTGTTGCCCTATGGTTTGGGCTTCTTCAAAGATTGTCATTAGTTACCTTTCGGTTAAGGTTATTAAATTTAGCAGGTCATCAAGTACAGCATTGTACTCATTGACTGCAATTTGACGATACTCCCAATTAGGAATATCGTAGTCTCGAACACACTCCTTCTTAAAGTAGTTTTGTTCGAGTACTTCTTTTAGGTCATCAAAGGCATTGCGGTGAGCAAGGACTTCTCCTCTACGCCTCTCCTTCTCTGACTTAGGTACGTTTTTAAACCAAACTGAGTTCATCTAAAATCTTACCTTAAATGAAAGGCCGTTAGGGCCTACGTCCACCGACTTGTTTTTCTTTTTTATAGTGACGCCGGAAAGACCCAGTGTTGTTTTTGTCTTACTTTTAACAGGCCGAGTAGCTTTTTTAGCTGTAGGTTTTCTGAATCGCTTACTTAAGAACTTCATTCTATTGTTGATGTCTGTCATTTTAAATCCCTAGTTCAGCCTTCTGGGCGAGGTCTTGCTCGTTCTGCATCTCGGCCTCTTGCATCACTTGTTGGGTAGATAATTGCTCAGAGATAGCCACATTATCACTAAAGAGTTCTGGTTCACCAAGCTCTTCTGAGAGTATCCTAGCAAACTCTTTACCTGATAGGTGTGCTGCAACAGACGGATCAGAAAGCTTAAGCTGGTATAGTTGCTGTAAGTTCTGTATCCTCCTAGCCCTCTCTGCAAAGTGCCTAGCACCGATTGGCACAATCTTACCCTCTGCTGTAATATCGTCTTTAGTAATAGACTTAAACACTTCGACGCCATAGTCTTTGTCTAACACTCTTACCACGTCTGACGTATTAAGGTACCTTCTAGCCATCTCCAACATACTATTCAGGATTGGCTCTAGGAAAGTTCTTTCAAGGTGTGCTGTCTTATGTTCAAAGATGCGGGACGCAGAGTTTTGTAGTGTCTGTACTTCGAAGGCTGTCTTCTCTCCAGGAGTACGGAAACCCATTGCCTGTTTAGGGGCACCTGCCATCTCTTCCATCTTAGCTTCGAGTATCTGGATTTGAAGGTCGGCTTGTAGTGCGGTGGCATCTGGTGCCATGTAACCTACATCACCCTCTTCCCCCATGTATATACGGGCACCAGGCTCAAATTCAAAGTCTTCTACGTCTCCCTTAACCTTCAGGATTGGGTAGGCGATCTGGTCAAAGACATCTGCCTTAAGGTTCTCTAGGTGGTCGATGCGATATTGCATACCGACCAAGTTGTCTAGTGGACCCATTGCGTAGAGGTTGTCCGGTCTTGGTCTCCAACCAGCGTGGTAGATAGGTGAACCCGCAAGCCAGCTTGGGTTCTGTTCGTTAGAAAGTACATAGGCTCTATCGAGTACCGTGATAACTCTATTTGAGTGGAACTCGTTATCGCCTTTTTCGTAGATGTCCCCGTAGAAAGTCAGAACCTCTACATAGTCTGACTCGTAGTACTGCCGAATATTTGAGAAGCCATCAGCTACGTAGGCGTCACCCTTATACTTGTCATCTCCACCTAGTACAGAACTTCTTGCGGCTAGACTTTTTTCAAACACTTGCTTGAAATGTTCGTTCTCAGGGTTTTCGTCGCACATACGTTTGATGTCACCGAGAGACTTTAGGCTTCTAATTACCTTAGGTGTTGACTCAAAGTCTTTTGCCGAAGGGTTAAAAACAATATCAAAGGGAGAGATACGAACTAGCTTAGGCCCTATGTAATCAATTACAACTTCGTCTTCAGGGCCTGTTAAATACTTCTGCTCCCAGTTTAAGGTGGCGAAGCAGTTTCCGTACTGGATATAGTCGTACAGGATGTCGGAGCAGGTATTGACAAAAGCTGACTGCCTAACTTTAGTATCTAGGTAGGCCTGGATTATATCCCTCTTAGCCTTTAGCTCTGGGCCACCCTTCTCTGCCTCAAACTTCATCCACTGTCTTCTAGGAAAGAGAGTAGCAAAGTAGTTTGCATGGAGGTTATCCATGATTTGAGTTAGTTTCGGGGTTGTTGTCGAGTTTGACCAAGGCAACATAGAGTTTTGGGTGGTCTTTGTATCCGTAGCGTATAGGTAGTTCCGTAACTCTTTTTTCTCTTCTAACCACTTACTACGAAGCTGGTTCCACTCATTCCATCTTGAGGCTATTTCTACCGCCAAGGTATCTGGATTGAGGATTTGTTCTATGTCTATGCTGTTCATTACCCAGTACCTCTGAATCTGTTATTAGCCCAGACTATATTAGTCCTTTTGCCTTTGCTATAGGCCTTAGATGGTTTGACTGCTAAGTCTACTACAGCGGCTAAAGCATCTTTTACATCGTCATGCGGAGGATTACGACTTGATAACTCTTCTTCAAGCACCTGTATATTACCTCCTCTGTAATGCCAGATAGAAAGGTTATCATATCTAGGCTCTAGGATAGCAGCAATTCTTTCTTCCTTACTGCCCTTATTAGGACGATATTCATTAATGCTGAGAGACAACCCATGCTCTTTAATTAGCTCTTTCAGTTGTCTGACGATAGCTTTCTGAGCTACTGTAGTCTCTGCCCGAAGTTTTCTAAAACCCCACTTAGTTACTAAGACCAAGGCATGTTCAAAGTACTCAGAAATTCTGTCCGTTTTGAATCTGTCGATGTCAAGTATAAACACATTATTTGAATTGTCAATACCTATTACGACAATAGCTGTATAATCTGCCTTTTTATTTAAGCTAAATGCAAAATCAACAGCAGCGAAGACGTTCAGCCTATTCTCTTTGTAGTACCAGTGCCCCTGTTCTAATACTAAGTGTTTACGGTCATAGTACTGGAACTTGTCTGATCCTACAGGAACATTGTCTGGGTCAGAGGGGTCATTATAGTACTGTGCCCTAAACTGCCCTTTGTCCAAGTACTGTCCACGCTTCTTTGCCAGCACTCTAATATCAAAGCCAAACCACTTACCATCTTTGCGGTGTTGTCTAGGCCAGAGAAACTCTCCTGTACCATCACCGTCTTCTTCTACGGGTCTCTCAAAGACTTCGTAAATATTCTCTTCACCAACCTTAGTGCCTTTGTGGTCGTACTGGTCCTCGACCATTTGAAGGAGGTCATTATAAAGGTCTGCTGGATGGTACCTGGTGCCTACCACCCATTCCTTTGCCTCTGCCCCTTCAATGGAGGAGAGAAGGGAGTATTGACTCTTAACCTTCCCTCGGCCCTCACCTGTGTACGCATTCTCGTAAACAACAATATCGTCCAGAACAGCTATGTCACAGTGCAGGCCAGTCAGTGATGTTGTCAAACCACCTGTAAACACAGACGGGTCTCTAACATTTTCCTTCTTTCGCTCTGCGTGGTCTAACATAATCTCTGAGGTAGTCCACCTAGCCCTTTTACCTTCTTCAGCATTAACGTGATCAGGCCAGTATCTCTGGTAAGCCTTGGAGGTAAGTATCCCTTTGATGAAACCTAGCTGCTTCTCTGCAAGGTTTGCTGTAGCAGAGATGTATAATATTCTTAGAGTAGGGTCTCTGGTTAATTCCCAAGCCACTCTAAAGGCAACAAGACGAGACTTGCCGTGGTCTCTTGGGAATAGAAGTAGTTG